CTCTTAATATTTAAAGTTTTCCTTCTAACGCTGTAAGCTTCTTTAGCAGGAACAACCTTTTCCTCTTTAGCTTTGTAATGTGTCATACCCCAATTAATACTAAATTCACCAACTTTTGCCTTACTATGATTACCCATTGCTTCCATCAACTTCGCCATTGCGTTCTGTTTGCTCGCCTTTGCGTTCTTGATAGTTTCATCGCATAACATGATTTGCCTTGCGTGATCCTCATACAGCTTGTCAAGATCAATCACTTCGTCTTCTGTAGCTTCAGGATGCACTAGCACGCCATCATTCCGCTTTTCATCAAGTAGTTCAAAGGGAAAGTAATCCTCTTCTTTTACTCTTCTATTCCAATCCTCTACTGCTACTCTAAGCTTATCTGCAAAAGCAGGATCACGCTTATAGACAAACAAGCGGAAATCTGTAGATTGATATAACACAACTAATAATCCCCAGTCTACGCTTGCACACTCCATTTGTGCCTGCATCTGTAATACGCCACGCCATAAAGCAGGTATATTTTCTGCATAGTCTCTTGTACATTTGCACTCAACCACGCCTTGTCCATCTAGTTTCACCTCTGTTGCATCTGGTAAATATATACCTCTGCTTACATCCTCTTTGATTACTAAATTATCTGCATGAGCCAATCCATCTAATGATGCTTCAAATAATAGATATGGGTGTTTAGCTACTACACTAATGTTAGTTTGTATATCCGTCATACCTAATCTTTCGCATCCTTCGGTGATAAGAACAGGCTCTAGCACATCACCTGTTCTCTGTATGTTAGTTTGCTCATACCTAGTTAGTTTTCCATGCTTTGCATCTATGCACCTTTTAAGTGCTTCATTTCTTGAACCATACTTATACTCATTAAATAAGTAAGGTGCAATAGATGCAGTAGCTATATCATCTCTAGTTAGTTTACCGACCATTAGTTACTCCTTTCAATTGCAAAAAAACCAAAACCAACCTTACCTCTAATGGTATATTTTGATCCATCAGTAAATCCCCATATAGCTATTTTATGACTATCTTTAAGATATTCCTGTTTATCCTTGCCTGTAACGATTGGGATTTCTTCACCACCAAAATCTATACCTGAATCGTAATTAACCATAATATCCGCCATCATTAATCTTTACAGACTTGATGTAGCTACGCTTACCTTTAGCAAGTTCACGCAACATTCTGATTTTAGCTTCATCATAATCTCTATACCTAGCGATCATTTTAAAGTCTTGCCTATGAGCATTTTTCTTAGGCTCTTGCATAATCCAATAGTTAAATGTTGTTTCCATTTACTTACCCTCCTAATTGTTTTTCCAAATAATGAATTGTCCAAGCAGAGAAGAATCAGTCTCCTGTACAGTAAAATCGTTTGTAGGTTTAAGATATTCTATTGGAACATCCCAATCTTCCCAAACATTTATGTAATTCTTTGATGTGTTTAAGGCACTTACATCACAATATTTTCTTTTTACTTTTTGAATTACAACAGGAACTTTTTTATGATTATTAGTCCAATCAAAGAAGTAAGCTGTATCACCTTTTTTTAATGTAGTTTTCATTTACTTACCCTCCTGTTTTTCTCTTTTGGAAATTGTAAATTCTATATATCGTATGATAGGTTGCCAAGCTGCATAGCATGCCGCCTTCTCAGAAGGTCTACGACTAGAATTTTCATCATCAAAATTTATTGCATCGTCAATAAAAGTTAGACAATATTTTAAATTTGCTGTGCTAAGTTTTCTTAGTCTTTTTTTAACATAACAATCTTTAGAAGCGTTAAACTTTATCCAATTATTATTTATTTCGTCAAAGTATTGTTGTTGTGTTTTCATTTAATTACCCTCCTTAAAATCATCAATACACTCTTCTATAGTTCTTGTCTCTTGTAAGGTCGAACCTTGCAAGACCTTAAACTTAATCCAGTTATCTCTGATACCTTGTTCGACCATATACTCGTCCTCTAAAATACACCCCACTTCGGAAGCAGTTATGCTTCCATCGTGTATCATTTCGAGTTCAAGAACCACTTTAAATTTAGAATAAATATTTTCCATTTACGCCACCCCTTCTTCATTTGTAAATGCAAAAGTATCATATTTATAGTTTGATACATCGATTTCTAAACTAGCTTTTTGATATGCCTCCTTATCTGATTTACAGATAGGATTACCATTATCACAACAAGTTTGGCAATATTGAATTTCATCACCCAATCTTCCGTCTGCTATTACCCAACCTTTACCTTTACAATCTTCACAATTATTCATGTCTACTACTCCTTTTTTGTTAAACATAAATATATTATACATATATATATTTATATGTCAACAACTTTATAACTTATTTATTTTAGGTACTGAACTTAACTCTTCTAAGGTTTCTTGTAGGGTATCTATTTCAAAGGTGTCTGTTATCTGTTTATTTGTAAAGGTAAAGTAATTCTGCGTAGTGTTATTTGGTTGGAACTTGATACGCTTCCCTCTAGAACCAACAAATACAAAAGCGTAAATATCGCAATGGTAATGCCTATATACTTCAGACTTTGCTCTTGATGGTTCATGTGCAAAAACATATTTGCCTTCTTTTGTCTCCTTTCGTGTTTTAACTTGTACTGTATATTTAGCTGATCCTAACTCAACGAGTAAATCGGCAGGATGTTTGTCTTGCGTTGTATAACACCAGTCGCAATACTCTAGCAAAAATGTTTGCACTAAAGATTCGCCTAATGCTCCTAGTCTTGAATTGCTTTGGTGCTGTTCGCTTGACTTTGACATTTGGCAAGCTCCTCACTATTAAATAATGCTCTTCTTCCCACCTGACTTGCGTATTTAGAATTTAGCAATTCTTTACTGGCTTCCTCCCATTGTCCTAGCTCCATATATGCTCTGGTTTTTCTGAATGACATCCATGCATTAATACCCATATTAAATACAAGATCAATGCAAACATATTGTGCTGCTATTGGAAAGCTACGCCAAACCTTCCAATGCTTATCTAATTCATCAATGACCGCTTCAATATCATTATCTAAAAGATATAGTGCTTCTTCCTCGCTAATACCATTGGCATCTAAATTTCTTCCTACACCCAAACTTAGGAATCCACTCGCACATTTATAAGGCTGAAGCACCATAGCTTCAAAATCTATCAAGCGATCTTTAATTATTTGTTTATCCATTACTTAGCAACGCCATTAATTTTTTCTACTGTTCTTAGACCACCTAAACCCAACATTCCCATCAATACAGTCATTAAAGAAGCCATATCAAATTCTGGTAGTTGCGGTAATTGATAGCCAAAAAAACCTGCAATAAATAAAATCAATGGTGCTAACACATAATGCCAAGCCATAGCAAAAGATAAACTCCATCCAAGAAAAGGTCGCCAACCTGCAACAAATATTGATCTATGACTAGCTTCAATCTTATTGATCTCGACTTGAGCCATATTAGCTTTATGTAGCTCTTGATCTAATTCATGTTGTAGCTTTGCTTTTAAATCTTTATCAGCAACAAACTTATCAAGAATATTGCTGATAGGATCAATAAGCTTTTCAATCATAAAAATAGATTAGTTATAAAAATACCAAACATAGAAATAACTACCATAGTTAAACCGCCTTTTATCCAAGTATTCAAACTATTTATATCCTCATCTAGTTTTTCAAAATGGTTAAAAGCGGTTTTCCATCTTTCAGCACATTGGATTTCATGTAGTTCAAGGTTATGGTTTACCTTTTCTGCTGTAATCCTAGTTGGCTTTTTTGTTGGTTTCCTTTTTGCTTGCATCTTTGCCTTCAAGCTGTTGTTCCAATTCGGCATTTTTAACTGTTAATGCTCTCAAAGCATGTCGCAGTTCAGAATTTTCCTGTATCGCCAATTGATACATAGCTTCTAAATTCAACTCATTTTCCATTTAACTCTCCTGTTAATTAATAAAATTAAATTTTAATATAAAACTGAATATTAATATACCTATTCAGACCATAAAGCGTTAGCTATTGTCTTTACAAAATCGTCTTGTCCTTCCAAGCCATCATCTTTACTTAAATTAACAACTTTAGTAGCTGTAATTGGTAAATCATCATCTTTAGGATCATCAAAAACTTCATTATAAACTACCATTAAAGTAGGGTATGTAGGTTCTTGATCCTCTTGATGATGAGCAGCAGGATAGCACTCAACTCTTTGTACTGTTTGCGTTTTTGTTATCGCCATAGTTTTCTCCTATAAAAAAATATTATTATACACCACCACCACCTCCTCCTGAGCCACCATGATTTGCTTGTAAATCAAGTAGTCTTCCTGTGGTATCTACAGAAGTTGTTGATGTTGGAAAAAATAGATTATCACTTCCAACTGTGAATCTAACCCTAAAACTAAAAGAAACTGCATTTGTTGCTCTTACCCTCGCTATTGGATTGCTTGAATTTGCTACTGCTTGCCAAGCAAAATTAACAGCAGAACCATTAGTCATACTGATAAAGCTATTAAAAGTACCTGTAATGCTTGAACCTGCTCCGTTTTGTTCAATCGTTGCATTAGAAGTACATTTGATTTGGAAATCTACGCTATTACCTTCGCAATTAGTGTAGTTAATAAATGTTGTTTGCTGTGAAAAGCCATCAACTGAATTGCCAGACGTACTGACCAATTGCACTCTGTTATTAGCAGTTTGCAGAGTTGCTACTACAGAACATGAGCTAGTCGGTGTAGAGGTTGCAGAGGTTGTACAATCTTCGTCACCCCATTGAGTAAAAGGCGTTGTTGCACTATAACTTCCTGCTGATACTGCTATATCAGAAGCACCTCTAAATTGTCCGATTGATATTTGTGTGCCAGAACCTGTATTTAGACCACCACCATTAAACTCTGGATGGGTAAAAGAATGATTACGCAAATCTGTATCGTTTAAAGAAACTGTAGTACCTGAAGAGCCACCAACAACAGTATGAATATCATCCATTGTTACATTAGTTACACCAACAAAATTAGGCACACTCATCTAGCTTTGCCTTGAGTTCATCTATTTGTTCTTGTTGATCTTTGATAGCTTCTATTAGATAACCGACTAGGTTGCCATAAGCTACAGACTTTGTACCTTGCTCATCATCTGCTGTTAAGACTAGCTCTGGTGCAATCTTTTCAATTTCTTGAGCAATGACACCACTTCCCTCTTCACCATCTCTTATGTAGCTTACACCTCGCATTTGTAGAGCTTTTTTGCCATCTAGTGTTTGTATGTTGTCTTTAAGTCTTTCATCTGAAAATGCTGTTACATTACCAGTAAAAGTTGCATCATTTACATTGCTTATAGTAATGGCGTTAGCACTTCCTGTTTCGTTTCTAATTGTAAAGGTTTCATTATCTGTTCCAACGCTAAAACTTCTTGCAACACCCTGCGAATCATTCAGAAATAGTTTTGGATATGTGCCAGCTGCAGTTATGTTTCCACTATTGATAGTTCCTATGTTTGTAAGGTTTCTTGAATTATCTATAACTGTGGTTGTACCAATTCTTAGACCACCATTTTTAATATCTACATTACCACCACCATTAATCTGGAATATATCTGAATAGTTAGTACCATCTGTACTGGTAAAAATCATTTCAGTATCTGTTTGAGCAGTACCACCATCAAATATCATATTGACTTCGCGACCACCATTAGACTTATTCCAACCTATATGTAAACCAACATTTCCATCTGTATTGACAGTACCAACATTTGACTTCACATTAAAATAACCACCTGTGCCTGTGCCATTAGTTACTGCTAAAGCAGTTTGTTGACCATTAGTAGATGTTGAAAATAATGACCTTGAACCAGTTACAGACAAACCACCTGTAGCATCAATTCTAGCTGTTTCTGTATTGCCATTAGCAAATCTTAAATAGCCATCTGTTTGAAATAAAGTACCAGAACCTTCGCTATTAATATTATATTTTGTACTGCCTATATTCCCTATATTGGTAAGGTTTCTGCTTTGGTCTATAAAAACAGTTGTTCCCATTTCTATTGAACCAGTAGCGATTCTTACATTAGTTTTTGGCTCTAATATAATATCTGATTGAGCATCTGTAATACCATTAGCATCTAATCCTAAATAGCCACCATAAGTTCCACCTGCATTGGTGCTTATAATCATATCGGAATCTGTTAAAACATTAGCTGTATAACCAATACCCATAGCATCGCCAGAATTATTTTTAAATATAACTTTTGCAGAAGCACCACCACCACCTCCATTACCTGTATCACTAAGTGTTATTTTAGGTGTAACTGCATCTGCTATTGTTATATCACCACTAGAGATAGTTCCTGCTAAGTGCAGGTCTTTGAATCTTCTACTGCTTTGACCTAAGTCAATCGTTGCATCAACAGAAGCTCCGTTTTGCAGAGGTAAAACTTTTGCACCAGTTCCATGCATAAGCAGTCCAGAGCCAGAAGATGAGCCACCCTGTATAAATAAACTATCACCACCTTCAGAGCCAATAGTTCCAATCGTTGTTCCATCTTTAGCAAATGTTGATATTGCTCCATCTGTTGATTTGCGATTTAGATATAAAGGATCACCATTTGTTCTAATTGCAACTATGCCACCTGTATCTCTTAACTCAATTCCATCCGTAGTTAAGTCTGAAGATGTTTTTGAAACTAACAGATTTCCTGAACTATCAATACGCATCCTTTCTGTATTACCTGTGCCAAATGTCATAGTTCCATTAGATAAATCTTTTATATGGAAACCACTTGTATCCATAAACAATTCAGCAGCATCACCACCACTTCTTTGAATTCTTAAAGTTGCTGTCCCACTTTTTTCAATTTCTATCCCAGAGCCATTAGTAAATGCAGGTGAGCCAGTTCCAACAATAAGGTTGCCAGATGAATTTAAGTGCATCTGTTGACCATTAGCTATATAGAATTGAATATCAGCAGCATTTAATCGTAAAGACCTCCAAGCTACACCCTGATCTAAAGCAGTAATCCTTCCAACATTACTTGCATAATCTAAAAATACACCTGTTCCTGCACCTGAAGCTATATTTGCTTCGCCATCAACTTTTATACCTCCACTAGAAATGTGTAATTTTTCATCAGGACTTGTAGTTCCAATACCAACACGTTGAGATGAATCTACTTTTAAAGCATCAGAGCCATTAGTTTTTAGAATGACACTTCCTGCATCTTGTGCTTCTATAAACAAACCACCTGTTCCTCTATGAACTAATTGTGAGTTTGTATTTGCTCCACTATTGAATCTTATTAGACGTAGACCATAATCGTTATAAGTAGTATCGCCTACAAGATCAATATAAGCATTATGATTTGCAAGAGGACTTGTACCTATTTCTATTCTAGTATCGTTTGTGCCATTAGAAGGTATATCTATTGCACCTGCTGTTAAGGTGTTATTTACAGTAAGAGTAGATGCAGGTGAAGATAAGGGTGTAAAAAATTCTAATTCAGTAGTTCCAGACAAGTCTGCATCAACAGGAAATCTAAGTGCTTTACCACCTTTAGATGAAGGCACACTTGCAGGTATTGTAATATTGCTGTTAAAAGTAACTTTATATTGATCTGAATTACTTTGACCACGTATTTTAACAACAGTTTGATTATTAGCACGCAAATCAAAATCAGTAGCACTCGTAGTTCCGATTGTGTTTGTATCTATTGCACCACTATTAATAGTGCCTGCAAAGGTGGCGTTTTGTGAAGTGTCAAGTATTAGTCCTTCGCTACCAACATTACCACCACCAGATGATAATTTAAGTGAGCCACCAGATGTTGATATTAAAGATTTTGTTGTTCCATTTTCTCTAAAGCGTAAAGTAGGATTGCTGTTGGTGTCATTAATAACAACCTCTGCATCTGTTGTTTGAACATTAAGACCATTTTGATCAGGGCTGTTGTGTCCTATTGATACTGTTCCTGCAAAGTAATTTACTACATCCGAAGCAAGATAAATTCCAAAAGCATTAGTTGGACGTGTGCCTTCATAACTACCATGTAGAAGATAACCATTTGTAATAGTTCCATTGTCTCTATCTATAATTGACCTTATTGCATAGGCATTGTTTAGAGTTGTATCTGAATCATGTTCAACCTCTGCAAGAACACCATAAGCATTTGATCTGTTTGCTGTATTACTATTTAAAACATGCCCTTTAAAAAATCCACCATAGATAGCAGTAACAGTTCCTGCTCCTTGCACTTGTCCTGTACCTGCAACTCCAATCGCTAAAGATAAATTAGCACTTGTATTTGCTCTTGCTGTAGAGTTTATGCCTCTTAGAGCAGAAATCTGACCGCTTGTATGTTTTCCAATACTTAATATATTTGCACCATAAACTAAATCAGAATCTCCAGAAGCATCTTGTGCTATATGTAACCCATAAAGTCGATGTTCATTAGAGGTATCACCACCAGTTGCACTTGAATCTTGATCTATGTACAAAGCTCTATGTGTTCTATCAGCATCTAGCGTATCGCTTCCAGAGGCATTATGATCTAGCACCATGCCAGTAAAACCAGCATTTGCTGTGCTATCTGTACAGTTAAAATCGTAACCCTCAGTAACAGTTGAAGTACCAGAAAATCCTGTTATATTGGTTAGCTTTCTTGCATCTGTAATGACATTTGTATTATTAATTTTATAAGCACCTGTTACAAGATCAAAACCACCTGTACTATTTATTTGGGCAACTACTGCATTGTTATATCTAAATGCCAAACCACCTGTGCCATCATAGAAATCTATGCCATTGGTTTGTTGAGAATTGCTAATTTGATAATCGCCAGTATTAATACATCTAACATCAAGAGCATCGCTATCTCCAACCCATCTTTGAATTATGCTACTAACTCCTCCTGTATTCGTGGCTATGATTGCCGCAGTTGCATCGGAGCTTGTAGTTGCATTGATTTGACCACTTGTAATACTTCCTGTTACTGTTGCTCCTGAACTTGTTGTTTCTAGTTTTTTATTACCATCATAGAAGAGTTCTACATTTCCATCTTGGTTTGCTTTAATCATGCCCTCAGCATCATCAGCACCATTTACACGAAATGCTTGTGTGTTAAGAATAAGATTACCTGTGCCTGTATCTTTTATTCTACTATGGTTGCCATCGTGAAAAATCTGTAAATCATTACTAGCTCCAAACTGTAATTTTTGATTATCAGGCAAAGTAATACCATGAGAAAAATCAAACTCATCATTGGTTGCATCCCAAAGAATAGTCGCATCTGTTGAAGCATCTACTGCATCTTGAATAGTTATACCTGCTCCATTTGCATTTGCAGAAGAATCACCTGTTGAAAAGTTTAGGGTTATGTTTTTGTCTTTGACATCTAAGTTAATGGTGTCAATGGTTGTGGTTGTGCCTTGAACTGTAAGATCACCACCAACTATGAGGTTGTTAGAAAAAGTATGATTGCCTGTAATAGTTGAATCTAAGTTAAGCGTAACACTTCCAGTTGTGCCACCACCATTGAGGTTAGTACCTGCTACAACTGCTGTTATATCACCTGCTCCTGTGCCAACAGCAGAGCCATTAAACTGCAAAGCTCCATTAAGTAAATAAAGACTGTTAGTTTGAGCAGAGCCACTTGGTGCTGAACTTAAATTTGATAAAGTTATTGAACCTTCTTTATTAACTATAGTTTCTTTTTGACTGTTGCCTGCTGCTGAAGAAAAGAATCTAAAATCAGTACCATTTGCTAAAAATGATTCAAAGCCAACACCAGAACCGCCTGTTGATAATGCTAAGTATTGTAATCCTGTATCTGTTATTTTTAATTGATTTTGTGCTTGGAAACCTATTGACATAATTCTATTAGAGCCTGTGCCTGTTACTCCAAAAGCATCATCTAATGGCTCTCCATTAATAGTAATAACACTAGCATCCAATGTTCCTGTAACAGTTGCACCAGTAACATTTAAAGATGAAGCTGTTATCGCACCTGATACTGTTGCACCTGTTGCAGTCATAACACCAGAAGAACTAACTGTAAAAGCTCCTGATCCTATATTAATTGATGAGGAAGAACCATTGATGGTAATTCCAGAATTGTCAATTGTTACATCACCACCGCTTACAGTAACATTAGCTGCGTCTAAAGTACCTGTAGTTATATCATCGGCACTTATAACACCAAAGACACCAGAAGCGGAAGTAAGTGTTCCTGTTTGTATCTCAGTAGCTGTAATAGCATTTGCTTGAATATCGCCTAGCTTTACAGGCTGTTGAGTTACATTAAAGGTAATAGAGGTTGCACTTGATTCAGCACCAGTACTACTAATTGATGTTATAGATGCAACATAACCATTAGCTACAGCAATAAAATCTAAGTCTATGAAAGCATCACTAACAATTCTGTTATGTATTTCTTGTCCTGAAGAGTTTTTAATTATTACTCTAAATTCTTTTGCAGGATAATTAGTTGCAGCCGTCCAAGTTAAAAAAGCTCTTCTTGTTGAAGTAGCATCGGTAAATGTTAGGTTTGTTGGTGGTTCTGCTTCTGTTCCTGTTGGCAAGTCTGGATCACCACCTACATTTTCTTCTGGTGGTGTAGCTGACCATGTGTAAAAATCAAAATACTCTATTGCTTGTATTCCTACTAAGCCATTATCTAATAAGTTAATTGTTTCAATTCTATAAGCAGCATTTGATAAATTGTAAGGCGTGTAAGTTATTGTAACCACATCTCCTGCTGTTAGATTTAATAATCTAGGAGTGCCAACAAAACTAATAGTTTTTTGTCTTCTACTTCTCTCAAGTATGCCTTTACCCATGTTGAAGGCGTTATAGGGATTAGTTATGTATTGAAATTCTGCTGTAGTTTCAAGCTCTTCGCCACCATCGTCATTTTTATAAGTTAAAGTGCTATTGTTATGAAATACAGTTTTAGTATCTGATTCATATTTTTTCTGTGCGTTAAAAAACTGTACTACAACTTTATTAAGTTTTTCTGCTTTATCTTCATAACGTATTTTTATACCCTGATCTATTATATGATCATCGGTAATACTAAAGGATGATGATGTTGCATCTTCTACTAGAACGCTGTATTTACCATCTATGTAATTTAAGAATCCACGCATATTAGATAGTAAATCTCTTGCGTTATCTAATACAGTTTCATTGGTATCTAAAACACCATCACATTGCAATCTTCTAGTTTGTGTTAATACAGAGCCAGATTCGTCTGCATACATAAATTTACCAACAGCACTTCCACCACCATTACCTGTATCAGAACTGTTAGCTAATACAGTTGCTAGGTTTAAATCAGTTGCTTCAATCGTAAAACTGTTAGCATCTACAACTGTTGCAATAGTATAGCCTTTGTTTAGAACTGTTGTTGTTATGTTGCCACCAAGACTTGTTGCTCCTGCAAAAAGAACTCTATCGTTGGCGGATGCACCATGTGAAGTACAAGATACAGTAATAGTTGCATCTCCATTAGTAGCAGAAAACGTAACACTTTTGCTTACTTTTGCAGGCGGTGTTCCGTCTGTATAAATTCTAAAATTTGTGCTTTCGGTATGTGGTGTAAATCTTTGAGCATCAATAACATTGTTTTGATTTATTATTACAGAACCACCACTATCCTTAACGCTTAATAATTCACCACCCTTTATTTTTTTCCATGTTGCTTCGTTTACTGTAATAAAATTATCTTCAACGTCTGCTGAAAAAGTAGCAGAAGCATAAGAGCCACTATAATCAGGAACATCAACAATAGTATCTGCGGTGTTAGCTGCTGTTTGAAAAGACTGTAAATCTATAGAAGATGTTGCTAAACCCTTACCATAATCTTGATGCATATAGTCAAGCATAGTTAAAGCTGCATTATTAGACCATTCATAAGTAGTCGGATCATCTATTCTGTGCGAACCTGTACCACCTGTTATTGAGCCATCAAGTCTAGGATCGTAAAGTTTTCTTCCCTTAACAACTACTGTTAATTCTGGAACAGAAGTAAACATACCCTTTTGATCGTACTGAAAACTACATGCCAAATATGCTATACCTCTTAACCTATGATTACTTCCGAATCTTGCAGGCTGTGAAGCAACAAGCATAGGATCAGCAGCTTGATCATCTGCTCCATGATGTGCATTTAAAACCATTCTATAAATTTTTGTTGGATCAGTTCCAGACCTTCCATCCCCTCTAAAACTTCCTGAAGATGTACCAATCTGGCTAGCAGTATTTAATGAACCTGCACCACTAGATATTTTATCTGATCCTGTATAATAGCCATCTCTAAAAACTTTTGTATCTGATAAAGGCACACCATTAATCTCTATCGTATCTAGCTCTATTGAATCGACCTCACCTAAACATAAACCATATATTACAAATAATTCTTTTGAGTTGCCTGAATCTGTGTCCATGTAAAGAAGTGTTGAGCCAACTCTTCTTCTTCCATAAATAATTGGAATTTTGCCACCTTGAGCAGTTTTAGTAGCTAGTATATCTTGACCTTGATCCTTTAATTTTTTTGCTGTTCTAAAATTTTTAATACCTGTTATTACAGTTATAGCAAAAAAAATATCGCTTAAAATTTTTAAAACCATTTAAGAACCCCACCTAATATTTGCTTTTGTTACATGAGCATATTCAAGACCTTTATCGGATGTAAATGCTAATTGTTGAGATTCATCGGTGAAATGCCTTCCTTGTTTTAAGTTCCAATTTGACCAATGATTTGAGCAGGTCACAGTAATTTTTGAATCTGTTTTACTTTCATCAACTTCTACATTCTTAATGTTGCCTGAGAAATAGGTTAATGCATCAATGAAAGAATCATTAGAATCAAAAAAACCAAGATAAATATTAACTGTATTATCTATGTAGTTTTGATCGTCAAATACTGATATTAGTGTTGAGTTGATATTTGATAATTCTATCGATGTTTCTTCAACTTTAAGTTCTCCTGTTTCTGGTGTTGTATTTACGGATATTATTTCACCAGAAGATGTATAAGTATTTGAATCATAAGTTACATCAAACTGATTGTCGGTAAGCCTAAATACTGTTGATGTGTTTATTTCAAGTAAAAAACAAAATGTATTAGTAGGATTCGCTAACTGCGTTAAAAGTGTATTGCTTAGTGATCTTGACATTACTCAATACACTCTCGCAATGAAAAACTGATTGAAAACAAACCTGTTGAGTTTGTTGTATAAAGAATATCGCTACTAAGATAAACTTTAAAATTTGGTTGGTTGACTGTTACAGCCTCACTATTTGCAAGTGTACTTATTATGCTTGGACTTATTGTAACTGTTGCATTACCGCTACTATCAGAAGTCAAATTAGATTCGACCATATAAACTTTATCGTGATTAGCAAATTTTATTAAATCGCCAGCTTTTAACACATTAGACGTTGAATTATCAAAACCTGATAAAGCAATCGTTGAATCACCCACACTATGAGAACCATTTACAACAATATCTGTTTGCGTTTTGTTAGTGCCTCTGTTTGTTATTGGATATGTATAGTCAAATTTATCAAAAGAGTTTTGTTGTTTCTTAAGAAAAGCAAAAACATCCATCGCATCATTTTTTGATAAAGGTGGTAATGTAATATCTATAGTAAAAAATTGTGCGCCATATTTTCTAGTTACTCTTTTACCAGATACAGATTGATTAATTAAGTTAGGTCTATTGTCTTGCAATGATAGACTGCTTGGCTTTATTGTTGTTGGAAAAGTACCTGACATTATGCTATACCCATTTTACCTCTTGAGTTATAAGCTTGATTTACCATGCTTATAATCATGTTTTTTCTGGTTGCAAGCAACTCATCAAAACCTGCTGCATCTATTGTAGATATATTAAAGTTTACAGTAGGAGCTTGATCGCCTGATTGCCTTAAATCTGTGTTAGATAAAATTTGACCATCTTGATTTGGTACAAATAACTCTCTTCCTGTTTCACCCACTAGATATGGTGTACCTGCTTTTACACTTCCACCTAAAGATTTATTGCCAAATATATTACCAAAAAATGATTCGACACTACCTGTTATTGGTTTTAATATTGCTTCCTGTATAGCGATTCTTAAGATTTGTTCAATGACATAATCAGCAAAGTCTTTGAAAGCTAATTTACCATTTTTTAAACCTTCAACAATTCTATCTTCAAAGTTTTTCATGGTGTTAATTGTAAGATTCGAAATATTATCTTGAGTAACGCCTATTGAATCACTAAAAGCTTGTACTTTTTCAGATATTTCTTGTTCAAAAGTTGTTTTTGGTTTTTCTTTAAGCTCTAATTTAAAATCTTGTACTTTTTTTATTGCTGCATCAAAAACTTTTACAATAGGATTTTCTTCAGGATTTTCACCATGTAATTGTTTGTCAAGTTCAATTAACTCTGCTCGAACTTTTGTCATTTCAGCAAGCAAGTTTTCAGCACCAACTATAGCTTCATTATCTCCAAATATATCTAAAAATATCTGATCTTCACCCATAAAAGCTCTCATAAGAGCATCATATTTATCTTTTAATTTATCAAATTCAGCTTGTACTTTTTGATTTTCTTCTCCAATATCTCCAAAAATCTGCTTACCTATTTTTGTTGACGCAAAAGTTATTAACCTTTGCTCAACTTCATTAATAAAACTTAATATACCAATAAGAGTTTGCTTCATAAATTCAAGCACAGTTATAGCAACTTGTTTTCCAAAACCTTCAAAGCCTTCTTCAGCACCTTTAGCTTTTGCTATAGTGTCTGTAAATTTAGTTGCTATATCTTCAAGAATAGGTATAAAAGCAGAAGTAACATTTGCTGTAACTGCTGTAATTTGTTTTTTTAGAACATTTAAAGAATCTGCAAACATTTCAGCTTTTTTGATACTCTGACTACTTATAATAATTCCTAGATTTTCTGCTTCTTCTTCAAATTGTCTAAGACCATCAGCACCATTTTTTAAAGTATTTACAAGAGAAACACCTTCAGAATCAAAAAATTTAAAAGCTAATCTCACTTGCTCACCTGAACTGGAAGTATTTTTAAGACCATCTGCAACATCGAATAAGACGTCGCGTACATCTCTTAAAGTTCCATCATCATTTTTAAGCTCTATGCCTAATTGTTCAAAAGCCCTTTTTGCTTCTCCTGTGCCTTGAGCAGCTTCAGCAGCACGCCTTATAAATCTTTGTAAACCCATATCAAGGGCTTCAACTTTTACCCCTGTTTGCTCAGCAGCAAAACGCATATTTTGTAAAAATTCAGCAGTAATTCCAAGCTTAGAAGAAGTTTTACCAAGCTTATCCATAAAATCAATATTTACTTTAGCTAGAGCAGAAATTGCTGTTGCAGTAGCAGTAGCAGCAATGCCGACTTTTGCAACACCCATAGTTGCACCTTTAGCAACACCACCTACTCCTTTTAATCCTTTAGTTACAGAGTTAAAAGCAGCTTTAGTTCTATCTACTGCTGAAAGTTCAAATTTTACTTGTCTCTTTGCCATTACTTCTTGCTCTCTTCTTCTTTTAATTCAAAGTATGCAATCCAACCTTGATACTCTTCGATACTAATACTTTGCAATTCTTGTAATGTCTTGCCTAGTTTTTCCGCTAGTGCATATTGGAAAAACAAATTAGTATCTTTTTTTACTTTTTTTTGACATCCTCAATAGGCTCTTGCCCCATTATTTGTTGTGCTACACGCATCAATACTTCTCTATCTACATTGTTAAGGAGATCACTTTTATTGCCAATGTCAAATAGCTTATTGCCATCGGCATCAAGAGCTTTATAAATTAGCACATAAGCCATCATCGTCAGATCGTCCTCTTTACTAAGTCTATACAACTTAGAGGTTTCGCCTAGTGATAATGGCTTACTGTAAATGTATAAAGGCTCATTTTCGTCTCCCCATTCAGGAACTTCAATCTTAGTGATATCTTGATCGCTAAAATGTTGTTTGGCTTTATCTATAACTGACATTAATAAGTGCCTGTTGTTAAGCCACCTGTTCCTTGAACAGTAATAGTAGATTCTACTAAACCATCAAACGAAGATGTTACAGATTTACCTGTAACAATTGCATCGCCAGATAGTTTGACCTTGCCACTTGTAATGCCCTCGGGAGCAAAATTAAGTGTTACAGATGAACCAACTGATAAAGCTGTTTGTCCGTTAGTATCAGTATCATCATAAAGAACATCAACTGATCCACTAAAATCTTTGATTGTAGCTTTATAAGTCTTTGATGAATCACCCATACTTGTATCTTCTACAACGTCTATAGATTCATCAATACTAAAACTTCTGATTTCAGCAATAGCGTTTGAACCAACTTGTACTGTGCCTTCTTTTCCAAGAAATGTTGCCATAGTTATTCCTCTTTTTTAGTTTTAGAAGAAGATTTTACTTTATCTTTCGATGGGATTGCTCCTTCTTTCCAACCCTTACTCAATAAATACTCAACCGAATCTGGATGTGCATATATTGTTGTTTTACCATTAGGACTTGTCATTTCCATAATAATTCCTCGTTAAACCGCCACGTCTGGATTAGTTTCCTTAACATGATAGGTTGTTAAAAATGTTAAAGTTGCATAACCAACAGGACTTTCACCCTCTGCATTAAACTCAATTTCGGTTGACTGTATATAAATATCTTTAGCCAAACTGTTAAGAGTTGTATCAGCAGCTATAGCTTCTTCAACTTCCTTGCTTATTGTATCAATAGTATCATCAAAGTTGGAATTTGCTTTTGCATAACATTCAACCACTAATGATAATTCTCTTTCCATTACCCTATCAGTATGCATAACAAGAGGTAAAGAATCTTCTGATTTTGTATAAATTAAAAGAGCAGGCAATTCAGAATCTTGTAAAGGATAAACTCTACTCTCATAAACTCTTGATGCTGTTGATGTTAAACCTGTAAGCACAGTTCCAACTCTTTCACGAATTTGTTGGCGTACATGATTTGCCATTATTGTTCCTCTAACATAAGTTGCGTAATACCTGTATTGTCTGGTTGCACATTTACAACTTTATAAGTTGCACCTGCTTTGATAGTAGTGCCATCTAAATTTTTATATGCAGGAGCAACAATACTATCTCCATGAGCTACACTCGGAACGTCTGTTGTTTTGCAAAATGCGATAGGTTGAAAACCCTCAACATCTACAGTTCCTACATCAATGCCAAAATATTCTTGTTCCAATATAATTTTGATAGAACTTCCAGAGCCACCTTGAGGAGTATAAGTCACAGTCATACCATGACCAAAATCTGCATCAAGATAACCATTGAAATCTCTATCAAACTCAATTGCCATTATTTTTTGCTACGTTTCTTTGGCTTTGGAGTTTCAGATTTTTCTAATCCTACGCTTCTATTAGTTTCTTTTTTTGGCTTGCCTTTATATTCTTCAGCTTTACCATAACCAACCAATGATCTTCCTTCATCTACAGGAAGCTCAACTACGTCACCTGCTTTTACTTTTTCTTTGTTAGCAACTGTGTCGCTTAGTATTAAATATTTCATATACCCACCTTTTCTAAGTTGGGTGGCAATTAAGCCACCCATTTTGTTAGTTGTTAAAACCACTCAATTATGAAGCAGCACAGAAAGACACAGCGTGTCTAACAGCTACATCAACTGATTGTAAAGCAACAATTCTAACTGTACCTGAACTTGAAGATGTATAAGGATCAACAACAATGTCTAATCCTCCGAACATTCCAATAAGTAAGTCATTGAAGTTACCAAACACGTAATTGTTTGCAGTTAACTGTGGTGATACAACTGCTCTGTAGCCATTGATCTCATCGTTAACAGCAACAAATTGTGCTGTGTTACTTGCTTTTTCAGTAGTTTTTAATGTGCCATAGTTAGTTGGATGCACAATATAAGCTAAATCGCCTAGTAATGCGTTATCAACTCTAACAGCAGTTTCCATAGAAACCATTTCAGCAAAAGTTGGAGCAGCAGCACTTGAAAGTGATACGCTGTTAATTCCACTCGTATTGGTTATCCCAGTTGGATTCCCAGAAGAGCCAGAACCTTCTAATGCAGCATCATCAATAGCAATAGCCATTGAAGCAGCTAGATCGTTTCTAACTAGATTTTCAACATCGATTGATGATTGAATCATAAGTTGTCTAGTAATGTCTGTGAACGCACCTAATGATTTAGGAGACATGCTTACATTACCAACTGTTAATTCAGATTCACCTGCAGCACCACCCTCTGAGCTAATAAAAGCAGCAGAAGCAGCAGCAGTTTTTCTAGGAATCTTAACATCGCCTGATAGACCATTTAGCATAGTTGCTAATGGCATAACAGCAGAGTTATTTCTTAGAACATCAATGAAATCACCTGCTCTGTAGTCTTGACCAATTAGGTCTCCATCTGAGCCTGCTGATAAATCTCTTTGATTCCAATTTCTTAAAACTTCATCTGGAAGCATAATACCTTGAGCAGTTTGCCCATATGATCTTTGTGCAGCTTCAGAAGCTTCAAATTCAAATTTAGCGGCTTCTTGAGCTCTTCTATCAGTTGGATTTGCCATCGCATTGATAGCTCTCAATAAGCTAAATCTTTTTGTTTCTTTTTCTGTAAGACCAATATCTTTTGGAGTTTCTAAAGGAGTATCATTAGAAATGTTGTCTAATAAAATACCTCTAAACTCTTCAACAGATTTGCCTTCAGAAATAGCTTGATGTGCTAGGTCTCTTTTGTTGTGCTTAACAGCTAAATCAAGAATCTCTTTTGAGTTTCTTGCAAATTCTTTTTTAGCAGCTTCAGCACTCTCTGATCTAACTTCATCAAGATTAATTTCTTGTTTTTCGTTTGACATAATTTGTACCTTTGCTTTTTCAGCAATTTCTTTTGAACGTCCAACTCCAACAAGTCTACTTTGATCAGCAGGAACGCTTACACTTGAAACTTCAAGTGGCGTCCAACTAGCTCTGTAGTAATCCTCGTCTTTGTCTTTCATTCTTGTTAATTTATCCACTCGATAGCCTACGCTTATATTCATGCGTATACCATCAAGCACATCTCTAAAAACTTCTTCAGCTAGAGCAGATCGACCAAATCTGACTACTGCTATTGTCCTGTTAGCAGTCTGATCAAGTTTAAATTCTTCAATAACACCAATTTGTTTAGTCATATCGTGATCTAACAAAAGTGGTGCTCTTCCTGATTCCATAAACTCCATGTTTATATCTTCAGCAGAGTGTCCTAAAACTTCCATTCCAAAACTTCTCTCAACTGGCTCTTCACTAGAAACACCAATTCTTACACGTCTATTTTCTTCATCGACAAATTCTGATCTTGATAAATCAATAGTTCTGTAATTGACCTTAAGATCAACTACTTTTCTTTCTTTATCTTCATCTTCTTCATCGTGATATGGGCGTGCTTCTTCAGTCATTTCCATTTCTTCGCCTTCTTCTTCCTCTTCGTGATGCTTTGCAAACTCGACTACAACTTTATCATCGATTTCGCTTACATTGAGGATATGCCTATCCTGTTTATCTTCCATAGATTTCTCCTCTTTGCTTGATAAAGGATGTGATTCAGGAAGCAAATCAGTATCATGCTTCCCACCTTGAAACCTCCCATTGCGTAAAGCAAATAAGAAGCTATTAACTCTTGCCATAGCCCAAGTCTGCGGATTAGACACATTCGGTCTAACGCTTGCAGGTGAGGTGTTGTATGCACCTATCCCTCTATCGTAGACTTTTTTTAGCGTTCCAAGAGTTGTTCTTTTTGATGCAGCATTGTTAACTTCTTTGTTATGCTCATCAACTTTGTTTTGTAATGCCTTTTCTGTTTTTGCTGATATTTGCCTATCTGCTTGAGCCTGACTAGCAGAACCATACTCTTTGCCTTCTCTATACTTAATAGCTTCTAAAACAACATCTTTCATTTTTTGTTCACCTAATGTTCCAATAACACCCCACTTCATTTGTGCGATTACTCCTGCAATGTTTGATGGTCGACCTGCTTTGTCTCCTGATTTAAACTGTGATCCATCTTCAAAATGTCTTGCAGCCCAAGCTTCTCTTTCTTTGATCCACTTAATGACACCATCGGTTTCTTCACCTGCTCTTGCTTTCGTCCACAGATTAAAAGCTTCATTACCTCTAATGTTACCTCCTGCTTTGTAAATATCATTATCATTTTCTTTTACACCTGCAATAAAATCATAATCAAATTGTGGATAGTTAGAGTTTCTTAGTGAGACTTTTTTATCATCATCTTTAGTTGGGAAATCAGTCGCCATCATCGCCACCTTGTATGTTAGCTTCAACAGGCATCTTCTGACCAAAAGGTTGATATGCTATCTCAATACCATACTGTTCTGCTAGTGCTATTTCTTTTTGATGTTGTTCAAACAACTCCTCGACATCTCTTCCAAAAGCAGAAGATATATCGCTATAGGTTGTTGTTCCGTTTTGTAATCCAATGACGTTTGCTTGCATCTCTTTCAATGGATCAATGTGTGAGAATGATCTAGGTATATAAGTTATACCTCTAGCAAACTTATCAAACTTACCCATAGGAAGATTTATATATCCTGTTGACATTGCCATCTCTAACCAAGATTTAAAAACAGGATCAATAAAATGTTCAATAATAAACTGTTGCATTATTTGATATGCACTTCTATCTTCTAACGCACCTTGTCGAATTGAAGAGTAATTTACAGAACTAAGATCGTTTGACAACGAGTGATATGAAATATTTAGACCACTTGCAATACTTCTTAATACGCTAGTTGTAAAAGAATCAAAAGCAGAATTTGGATGCGATGGATCAAAAGCTTTGAAATCCATACCTGCGGGCAACTGTTCAAATACACCTGCTTGAGCAGTCATTGTGGGATTAAAGGTATCTTCAAAATCACCATCTCCGACATAGCCATCTCCGTCTGGAGAAATAAAGAAGCCTTGCTTAGATGCTCCAACCCTTGCAGCTACTATCTCAGCTTCAAGATATGCGTTTAGTTGTTTTACATTTGCCATAACAGGTGCAATAAAAGATACACCTCTTGTTTGTTCTGCTCTATTTGGTAAGTATGCGTGTATTATTTCTTCAGCAGGAACTCTTATATATTCTTGAGCAGGTTTTGGATATGTATTGTTGTAAGGATGTTTTTTGAATAAGTGATAAGCAACAGGCTTATCGTTTCTATCAACTTCAACACCCATCTTAATACTTCTTCCATTGGGTAAAGTATTATTGTTTTTTTGTTCGTCTAAATGATCTGCTTCTAAGAACTGTATCTGGAAACCAAAATCTGAATCTGTTGTTTTAATTTTTCTAACTAATACTTCACCATCTCTGAGTAAAGTTTCAATAAATATTTTTTGACAATCTAAAAATGATAATCTTCCATTTGCAGTACAGTTACCCAGTTGTGTCCATTCCTTCCATGATCTCTCAATCAGCAGGTTAGCTCCTAAGTCTAATGATCTATCATCATTATATGACTTGGAGCTTACTCTTACGCCTTGCTTGCCAATGACATTCGATACCATCAGGTTAAGGTATCTTGAGATATATGCATCGTTGCGAGCTAACTCTCGACCTCTATCTCTTAGGATTCTAAGGTTGTCTTTGACTTCTGCATCGGCACTTGTTGAGGTTGTTAAAAAGTCTGCAAACAATCTTCCTGTGTTTGCACCTTGATAACTTCTTTTAAAAGCTCTTTTCTTAGCTTTCTTTTTGTTATTGCCTAATAAATTATCGTACCAAGCCATTATGTATAGTCCGTTGGATTAATAGTTGATGTTGAACCAAACTTTACTTTAATAGTATTGCCTGATCCTTGCTTGTTCCTGATTCTAGCTAGTTTAATTTCTTTTAAATATTCAGCTTTATATCTATCTCTTAACTCCATCAAATCAGGTATTGGAGTTCTTGAAAGTGATCTTCCTGAAATAGACATAGATGCTTGATCTATTGTTGCTCTTCCTTCTAAAACATTTTCAATAGCATCAAGAACTTTTTTTGCATGACTTCTAAGATCAGCGTTCGTATTAGCGAGGTTGGTTGTAATTTCAGTTCTTCCTGAATCAACCATGATTCTCTCAGAATCAGCACTCCTCGTTATGTAGGCTTCCCAAATATAATCACCTGTTTCATAACTTGCTGTAGTTGATGAACCAACCTCTATGTAATAGGTGCTATCTGCTTCAGTAGCAGTAATTGTAAACTTCTTATTACCACCGCCACCGCTATCTTCATGGAACTCATACGTTAAAGCAAAAGTACCAACAGGGTAATCATTTGCTAAATCGTCTCTTCTCCATGTAAATCTGTCGCCTGCAACAAGTTTTGCAGGTTCAGCAGTTGGATAATTTGTTCTATCGAATCTGTTAGTCAACAATAATCCTCATAAATGTTATAGATACACCTACTTATAACATTATGAACCATTTTGTTTTTGTCAATATATAAATAAAAAAAGGCTCAGTTAAGAGCCTTTTTGTGTGTGAATTAATTTAATTTAAAACTTAAATATAATAAGATTCATTGTATTCTTTTTCATAATTTATTTTTTCTAATCTGTTTTGCTCTTTGATCATTGGATTTATTAAATCTCTTCTAAGATATCTATATACTGTTTTAAAACAAATTCCATGTCCTTTTTT